GCGGCGGTATGGCTAAGACAGCCCGTCGTAAGAAGATGATGCGCGGCGGCGGCATGGCAAAAAAGAAGAAGTAATGCCGTATGTTGCAAATTCGGAAATACATGGACTTGGTGTTTTCGCAGATAGGGACTATGCTCAAGGAGATACAATTGAGTTGTGTCCTTATCTGGTCGCGGATTATGCTGACGTTGGAGATGAGTGTATCCTCCATAACTACATGTTTCACACACCTTATGTCGATGTTGAAGAATACTATATCCCACTGGGTCATGCTATGGTTTATAACCACAGCGCAAGTCCAAACGCTGAGTGGGACATTGAAGACGAAGATGAACGCTTTGTTAAGTTTTATGCGCTTAAAGAAATAAAAAAAGACGAAGAGATACTCCATGATTACGGCGAAGAATACTGGCAAAGTAGAGAAACTACACAGGAGTAGGAGATGATCCGTGTCCCTAAAAAAGCCCCAGCAAAAAAGAAAACCGCACAAGCTAGGGCGAAAAAGAAACCGACTAGAACGCTTAAACTTGCGCCGGGTGGTGCGGCAAAGAGCAAAAGCAGAGTTAACGAAGCTGGCAACTATACTAAGCCCGGATTAAGAAAGCGTATATTTAATAGAATTAAAGCTGGCGGCAAGGGCGGCGCTCCGGGTCAGTGGTCCGCGAGAAAAGCGCAGATGACAGCGGCAGCTTATAAAAAAGCAGGAGGCGGTTACCGCAACTAACCATGATTCACGTCTTTCTCCTGTTTGTGTATATTGGCATAGGAGAGGACGAGAGGCTGGTCAGCAAAGACATGTACTTTCGTGACTTGAACGAATGTGTGTGGTATGCACAGACATTACATAAGCAGGGACAAAAGGTGACTGCTTACTGCTTACCTAAGATGGTAAATAAAGATACGAAGGTGTACTGATGCTGGCAGAACTCGCAGCGGCCAATGCCGCATTTAGTGTTATCAAGCAAGCCGTGCAGCATTCTGGTGATATAGCCAAAGCTGGCAGTGCAATTGCTAAGTTCGTCGGTGCAAAGGAAGACCTACAAAAGAAAGCCAGTAAAAAAGGTGGCGGCTCTGATTTAGAAGAGTTTATGGCTCTTGAGCAGATACGTGAAAAGGAAGAGCAGCTAAAGCAGTTTATGATTTACTGTGGTCGGCCCGGACTGTGGGGAGACTGGCAACGCTTTCAAGCTAAAGCTAGAATAGCACGACGAGAGGCAGAGCAAGAAGCTAAACGTAAACGCAAGCAGATAATTGAAATAGCCATTATTACTTTTTTACTTATTGTAGGTTTATCTATTTTAGCTTGCATCGTACTGCTGATACTACATTCACAAGGGAAGATATAATGGCATTAGCTAAATCACAACGCAGTCTAAAATCTTGGACAAAACAGAAGTGGCGAACTAAGTCAGGCAAGCCATCTGCTAAGACGGGTGAAAGGTATCTTCCCGAAAAAGCAATAAAATCCTTGACAAGCGCAGAGTATGCTGCTACAACTAAGGCTAAGAGAGAAGGCACACGTAAAGGAAAACAGTTTGTACGCCAACCTAAATCTATTGCTAAAAAGACTGCACGATTTCGCAGAGGCGGGTAATGACCCACGTGAAGTGCGTTTAGCAGATGTGGAGCCTGATGTAGAACAGCGTGTGTATTTGATTAAAAAAAAGTTATGGGAAATAAAGAATGTTAACAGCACTGATAGGACCGATAGCTAGTTTAGCTGGCACATGGTTGGAGGGTCACGTTGAAAAAGGCAAGGCTAAAACTGAGGCTGAAGTTGCTAAAAAGAAAGCTGAAGCGGTGGTTTATGAACGTAAAGCTAACGCTGAAATTGATTGGGATTTGGAAGCTATTAAAGGCAGCGCATCCTCGTGGAAAGATGAATGGCTTGTAATATTATTCAGTGTGCCTTTGATATTGGCTTTTATACCCGGCATGGAAGGTGTAGTGGCTAATGGTTTTGAACAGCTTCAGTCCATGCCGGAGTGGTATCAGTACAGTCTTGGTGTTATTGTTGCTGCCAGCTTTGGTGTACGCAGTGCTACAAAATTCTTTGGTAAAAGGTAGTCCAGTTGCGGATGTGGAGTTTGCACGGGAGAACCAGAGAAGAGCAGGCGAGGATAAATCGTGGCAGAAGTAACGATGGAAAGAATACTCAAGTGGAAGATACTGCCCCGCTTGATGATGTTTATGATGTCGCTATCGGCTTGGCGGGTAGTGGAGTGGTTTATGACTCTACCTTCCCCAAGCCCAGAACAGGCGGCTCTGGTTAGTGTGGTTACTGGCGCAATGACAGGTGCCTTTGCAGTCTGGATGGGACACGAGAAATGAAATACAATAGAGAAGATTTAGTAAATAAACTTATCAAACACGAGGGTTTGCGACTTCAGGTGTATAAAGATACACTTGGCATTGACACTATAGGCATTGGGCGCAACCTTGAAGATCGTGGCATCACCGACGAAGAACTTGATTGGATGGATATCCCAAGTGTTGATACCGTGTACGAGCATGGTATTACAGAAGCAGATGCCATGTATCTAGCACAGAATGACGTACAGATTGTCGAACAGGAACTTCTCCGGGCGCACCCTTGCGTAGAGAACCTAGACGCTGTACGTCAGCTTGTACTGATAGACATGGCATTTAATCTAGGGGTGCCTCGTTTGTGCAAGTTTAAAAAAATGTGGGCGGCTGTACATGCAAAACAATTTGACGTAGCGGCAAAAGAAATGCTTGACAGCAGGTGGGCAACTCAGGTAAAATCACGTAGTACAAAACTTGCCCATGCCATGCATCACGGAGAGTTTGATGGCTAGACAATTGACAGGTAAACAACAAGCATTTTTAAACGTGTTGTTTGAAGAGGCAGGTGGTAATATGGTAACAGCTAAAAAATTAGCTGGCTACTCTGACACCAGTTCTACTGTGGAAATAGTAAAAGGCTTGAAGGAAGAAATACTTGAGGCCACGCAGATGTATATGGCACAGAACGCACCAAAGGCTGCAATAGCTATGACAGGTGCATTGTATGACCCAACTGAACTTGGTATTCGTGACAAGATGTCCGCTGCCAAAGAACTTCTTGACCGTGTAGGACTGGTCAAGACAGAAAAGATGCAGGTAGAAGCAAGCGGTGGAGTTATGCTTATGCCGCCTAAAGCACCAGTAGAGGATGACGAATAATGATTTCAATAGATAAAGTAATTCGAGCAGCGTACAGAATTTCAGAGGCAGTTGGTGAAAAAGCACTGAAGGCTCTAGGTGTTTCCACAAAAGGAAAGCCGGGACGTAAGGGTGACGGCATTATTGTGGGACGGGATCGTGTACGCGCACAGAAAAAGATTGATCAAATTGCAGGCGGTGCAAAAGGTATTACTGCTGCAGCTATTCTGCACGAACTTCTTGGTATATCTTCCACGTCAAAAGACGCAGATAAAGTTCCAACTATAGCTGATATTAAGGCGGCACAGGCAGATGATCCCCGGAAAGACAGAGGAACACCAACCGTACCAAGAGATGCGATAGCACCTCGTGAGGGAAAAAGTGATTCTTCACCAATGTCAAAGCCGACGCCAAAGCCGACGCCAAAGCCTAATCGAAAGCCTGCGCCTAAAACGCTGCCCACACCCAAGCCTAAACGCCCAGAAAAGTCTAAAGACAATAATGGTGTAAAATTTGTGTTCACCGGCACCAGCGATTTTCGTAAGGGCGGTATGGTTCATAAAACAGTGAACAACTTAAAAAAGAAATGAGTAGGAGTGTAGGTAGGTGGAAGTTACCACAGCCGACAGATATTAAAGAGCAAAACGAGTGGATAAAGATACCACGCATTGCACGTACAATACCATTTGGATATAAACAAAACGAAGAAGACCCCGACGTTCTGGACCCTATCCCGATTGAATTGGATTTGCTTGATAAGGCTAGACAGCATGTAAATCAGTATTCTTACCGTGAGGTAGCAAACTGGCTGACAGCAAACACAGGCAGATACATATCACATACAGGACTGAGAAAACGGCTCAATAATGAACGACGACGTAAGAATACAGCTAAAAGCCTCCGCCAGTGGGCAGAGTATGCGGAAACGGCGATCTCCAAAGCGAAAGCAATCGAAGAAGCCAGAATTGGAGCAAAAGTCGCAGCCGCAGATTAATAGTGTTTCATACGAAACATCTAATGTTGAAGAACACGCTAACGTGCTGTTCAAACCAAATGAAGGCCCACAAACAGAATTTCTAGCTGCTAGTGAGCGTGAAGTATTATACGGCGGAAGTGCGGGTGGCGGTAAAAGTTACGCCATGCTGGCAGACCCGCTCCGCTACATGGGACACCCACAATTTAGTGGGTTGTTGCTTAGACATACAACTGAAGAACTGCGAGAACTTATTTTTAAATCGCAGGAGTTGTACCCAAAAATCTGGCCCGGTATTAAGTGGTCAGAGAGAAAGATGCAGTGGACCGCGCCATCTGGCGCAAGGTTGTGGATGTCCTACCTAGATAGAGATGAGGATGTCTTGCGATATCAGGGTCTAGCGTTTAGCTGGATAGGCTTTGACGAATTGACACAATGGGCCACACCATATGCATGGAATTACATGCGAAGTCGTCTACGGTCCACTGCACCTGACTTGCCAATCTTTATGAGGGCTACAACTAACCCCGGCGGTAGAGGTCATGGCTGGGTTAAGAAAATGTTTATTGACCCTGCTGCATATAATAAACCTTTTGAGGCTACAGAAATTGAAACCGGAGAGATTTTACGTTACCCAGCAGGACATTCAAAGGCTGGAAAACCTCTTTTTAAGCGAAGGTTTATACCCGCACGACTCTCAGATAATCCGTTCCTTGCGGAAACAGGTGATTACGAGGCCATGCTCCTCTCATTACCAGAGCAACAAAGGCGTCAGCTTCTTGAAGGCGATTGGGATATCAAAGAAGGCGCGGCGTTTACTGAGTTTAGTAGGGATATTCATGTTGTGGAGCCTTTCCATATCCCTGCTAACTGGGTCAAGTTTCGTGCATGTGACTATGGTTACGGCAGTTATTCTGGTGTTCTTTGGTTTGCTGTTGCGCCTGATGAACAACTGGTCGTCTATAGAGAACTATACGTCAGTAAAATATTGGCGACAGACTTGGCCGATATGATATTGGACTTGGAAGCTGAAGATGGAAATATTAAGTATGGTGTTTTGGACAGTAGTCTTTGGCACAAGCGTGGTGATACTGGTCCTTCTCTTGCGGAGCAAATGATTAACAAAGGATGCAGGTGGCGTCCGTCTGATCGTAGCAGAGGCAGTCGTGTAGCCGGTAAAAATGAAATACACAGGCGTCTACAAGTAGATGAGTTTACAGAGGAGCCAAGACTTGTATTCTTTAATAGCTGTACAAATGTCGTCAGTCAGCTACCGTCCATCCCTCTGGACAAGAAAAATCCAGAAGACGTTGACACAAAGTCTGAGGACCACCTTTACGACGCGCTACGGTATGGGATTATGTCCAGACCCCGGTTCTCTATTTTTGACTACGACCCGCATGGCAGACCATCGACAGGTATGCCGATAGCAGATTCTACGTTTGGATATTAGTATGGAAATAATTTGGTCATTAATGTTGACAGTTTGTATGGATAGTCAACACTGTGTAAAACAAGACGTGCAATGGTTTGAGGAAAGAAACCAATGTATAGAAATGCAAGCCATGCATGAAGAGTTGCCGATAGATGGTGATTGGAAAACCGTAGACTACAAATGTATAGTAGTTGGAGCAAAGGAAGTATAATGGCTGAAGAAGAAATTATGATTGAAGATGATGCTATCGCTTTAGAGGATACAGATGATAGTGTAGCAAAAGACATTGACGTATCTAATATTATTCCTTTCATTATGGAAAAGTATCAAAGAGCGGAAGACTATCGTTATCAAGATGAGGAAAGATGGCTACGTGCATACCGGAACTATCGTGGTCTATACGGGCCTGATGTGCAGTTTACAGAGGCAGAAAAGTCTCGTGTCTTTATTAAAGTAACAAAAACTAAAACGCTGGCTGCATATGGTCAGATTGTTGATGTGCTGTTCGCAAACAATAAGTTTCCATTGTCTATTGAGCCTACAGAGTTACCCGAAGGCGTAGTAGCTGATGTTCACTTTGATCCCAAAGAGCCTGCACAACTGAGTAGCCCTTATGGTTTTGAAGGTGACGGCATGGATTTCCCAGCCGGTGCAACCTCTACTACTTTGCAAGAGAAGCTTGGACCGCTGCAAAGTAAACTAGAGTCTGTAGAAGACAAGCTAAAAGAAGGACCGGGTAAGACCCCTACAGCCATTGAGTTTAGTCCAGCTATGGTTGCGGCTAAAAAAATGGAAAAGAAAATACACGATCAACTGGAAGAGTCAGGTGCTAACAAAAACCTGCGCAGTAGTTCGTTTGAGATGGCTCTGTTTGGAACAGGCATTATGAAAGGCCCGTTTGCCACGGATAAGGAGTATCCAAACTGGAACTCTGATGGCAACTATGATCCTATGTTCAAAACAGTTCCACAAGTTGAGCATGTATCTGTGTGGAACTTCTATCCTGATCCAGACGCCAATAACATGGATGAGGCGCAGTTTGTAATTGAGCGTCATAAACTCTCACGTAGTCAACTTCGTAGTCTAAAGAAGCGTCCTTATTTTAGAGGGCAGGTTATTGACGACTGCATATCTATGGGAGAAAACTATAATAAAAAATACTGGGAAGATGATCTCGCAGACTATGCACCAGAACACGGTATTGATCGTTTTGAGGTGCTGGAATACTGGGGTACTGTAGATACAGAACTCCTTGAAGAAAACGGAGTAGACATACCGGACGAGTTGAAAGACTTCGATGAACTACAGGCAAACGTATGGGTGTTAAACAACAAACTTATACGTATGGTTCTCAATCCGTTTAAGCCAGCTAAGATTCCGTATGTGGCTGCTCCGTATGAACTTAATCCATACAGCTTCTTTGGTGTTGGTATTGCAGAGAACATGGACGATACGCAGACGCTGATGAATGGCTTTATGCGCATGGCTGTGGACAACGCTGTGTTGTCAGGCAATTTGATTGTAGAGGTAGACGAGACTAATCTGGTGCCGGGACAAGACCTGTCACTGTATCCGGGCAAGGTATTCCGTCGTCAAGGTGGCGCACCGGGTCAGGCTATCTTTGGTACAAAGTTCCCGAATGTGTCGTCTGAGAACATGATGTTGTTTGATAAAGCGAGGCAGCTTGCCGACGAGTCAACAGGACTACCTAGCTTTGCACATGGTCAGACCGGTGTGTCTGGCGTAGGCCGCACGGCATCTGGTATCTCTATGCTAATGGGTGCTGCTAGTGGCAGCATCAAGACTGTCATCAAGAACGTAGACGACTATCTGCTGCGTCCGTTGGGCGAAGGTTTCTTTCGCTTTAACATGCAGTTTGACTTTGACCCAGAGATCAAAGGTGATTTGGAGGTCAAGGCACGTGGCACAGAAAGTTTGATGGCAAACGAGGTGCGCAGTCAACGCCTCATGCAATTCCTAAACATTGCAAGCAATCCGGCACTAGCACCATTTGCTAAGTTCCAATACGTAATCCGTGAGATTGCAAAATCACTTGACCTTGATCCCGACAAAGTAACTAACAATATGAACGAGGCCGCTCTGCAAGCAGAGATTATGAAGGGCTTCCAAGCACCACTTGAGCCAGAACAGCCTGCAGGGGCTGCTCCAGCGGGTGTAGATGCTATGGACCCCTCTGGTAGCGGAGGTGGCTCAATCGGCGTAGGACAGGCTCCTGTGCCGGGTGAACAAGGATTTAGTGCTAATGGACAAGCTGCAAATACTCAGCCGCCTCAAGCCGTGGGTGGGCAACAACCGCCAGTGGCAGGCATTCAGTGATTACGTAGACATGTTGATTGATCAACAACACAAAGCGTTGGAGCAGTCAGACAATACAATTCTTATGCACCGTTCACAAGGTGCTATTGCTACATTGCGTAAACTTAAAACTATTAGGGATGAAGTAAACGGTGCGTAACCTAGACGAACAGATGGATTTGTTTAGTCCTCTTGAACCAGTGCCTATAAATCCGATCACTGGTGATCCAGAACTTACAGCACCTTTTGATGCAGAGTTGTTGGCTAAATCTAAAGAGGCGGTCAAAACACTTCCTAGAGATGTTGCAGTTGGAGCATTAACTTCTATACCAGTTGGTGCTGGTGACACAGTGGATTTAGGCAGTGCCTTTATACCTTCCTATAAAGACGTTGTTGAAGGTAAAACACAAGGAGCAATGCCATCAACTGCAGTTCTCACACTGGGATCAATTTTTGACACACTTTCAGACGCTGGCATATCTAGAGACAATGCAGAAAAACTAATCAAAGAAGTAACAGGGATAGAATTAAAAGGTAATCCCGGCGAGTTTATCGGAGAGGTCATAGGACTTCCCGCCGCAGGTTTGGCAAATGCTGGCAAATCTATTATCTCTGCTGTCGCTAAACACGGTAATAAATTTGATGACGTTGTAGCCGAAGCAAAAAGTCTGTTCCGCACTGCATCCGGCGGTGACGACTTTGACGGCATGGCACCCGCTACTGTAACTGACACACCACCTGTAGCTGCCCAGACTGATCAGGTATTTGACACAGCACCAAAGCTGCCTGATACATCTGTATCACCTAATATGATTGGTGAAAGCACTGCCATAGGGCAAGAGGCTATTGCAGATTATGAGCGTGTAATTAGTCAGGGTATGAGTAAGGAAGATGCCTATAAAAACACAGGTGTTTATGTAGGGGCAGACGGAAAACATAGATATGACCTGCTTCCAATCCGCGCTAATCTAAAAGAGGAGTTTCAGCCCGACGGTTTGCCACTTTCTCCCGAAAACTACACTGGAGAAACTTATGACCTAGATGAAGTTCTAGATTTTGAAAGTTTGTTTACTGCGTATGAGGATGAGTATTATGATGCATACGCCTTAGATTTTGTAACGCCAAGTTCCTTGCGTGATATCAAAGTAACATTTGAAGATGCAGATGATTTTTTAGGACGTTATTCTTATCAGAATGACGCTATTACATTAGACACAGAACTTCTACAAAACCCAGATAAACTCCTATCTGTGCTTATGCACGAAGTTCAACACGCTGTTCAAAGACGTGAGGGTTTTACATCCGGCTCTAATGAGGTAGCTTTTTTTAATCGTGCCGGTATGGACTTGGACGGTTCTGCACCCGTTCCTGATCTTGAAAGCAGAGATGAATTATTTCAGTTTCAAAAAGCGGAAATAGAAGGTCGTTCAAGGGCTGCTGCCACAGCCGAATCTAGGATTGAAGAATTTTTTGATCAAAGCGACAAATTCGTTCTAACAGATAACGATAAAGATTCTCTATTCTTTATAGCACAATTAATATCTGACGTAAACAAAAAAAGCGGCGCAAAATACATTGACCTTACACGACACAGTAGTGATAATTATGATGTAGAAACCATTATTCAAATGGTTAAATCCGGGAGTGATTTAACAGATGATCTAGAGGTTAAAGATAGAGTTAATACAGTTTTAGGGTTTTTAGACAAAATTAAATCTTCAGCTAAGAGCAATACTAAAGCAAACACAATCATGCAGTATGCACTTCAGGATGTAGTTATTGCTGACTATATGTTTGATCTGTCCACCCAGATTAGTGATCAAGCTGCGCTGTTATATCGTAGGAAATATGGTGAACTAGAGGCAAAACTGGTCGAGGAGCGTCTTGGTGCTATAAGAAAAATGCAGGCGCAGGGTGTAGACAGCGATGAAATAGCAAGAGTTATGAGGAAACGATACCCACCTGTTAACATGGTTATCAGAGATCAAATCATAAAGTCTGCGGGTGCAAGTAAAGAAGGCATGTCGGGTTCATTCCCAAGTAACGTACCGGACGGCGGAATGGTTCGTTTTGTACCAGAAGACTACGGTTTGTTAGAAGGTGCAGAGGCAGGTATGCCACCGGGTCTTATGCCGCCGGGGGGAATAACTAGTGCTGCAGGTAAAGAAGCAATTCCTACTAGGCCACTAGAAATTGGAGTAAGCCCACTATCTGAAGGCGGCAAACTACTCAAAGGATATGATTCAAGCACTTTGAGTAATTTGAATGCGGCTGCTTCTAATGCCACAGTAAGTAGTGGCAAACAGTTGGTTGGACGTGTGGTTGAAGACGGCACTAAAGTTGGCATTCGTCTTAACCTAAATTCCAAAATACCTAACATGCCAGCCGGTTTAAACAAGCTTCAGACGGTACACGCTAAGAACTATAATGGTAAGGCACTGTCCTATCAACCCTCCGTTACCGTAGAGAATGTTGTATTTAACGTAAATCAAAAAGGCAGGGCAGCAGTAGCAGCCAAGTCAAAAGGCTCTACGGCAGATGAGGCAAAAAGCAAATACAACCTAGCTTCTGTGGACGGCACCTTAACATCTCAACGAAATGTGTTGGAGGAAATGGATGACACAGTTGTAGAAATAGGTTTTAATCCTGCAGTAACACATCTCTATGTGGATATGGCTACGGGTCAAGCCGTAGAAAGTGCTGAAGTAGCCACTGTTATTGGTGATCGTGTATATGCAAAGGGCGTGAAGTATCTTAAAAAAGCAGACGCCCCTGAAGCGTCGAACCCAGATATGTTTAAGTTTGTTGACGGCACAGATATACCCAGTGAAGTTAGATATAAAATGAAAAAAGGTGGAGTAGTACCTATGGACAGACAAATGGATATGTTTCAAGAAGGAGGTCTTGAACAAGACGGCGGAACAAAAGACCCGATATCAGGCAATGACGTGCCACCCGGCTCCACTCAAGAAGAAGTGCGCGATGACATTCCGGCACAACTGAGCGAAGGCGAGTTTGTATTCCCGGCTGACGTAGTGCGTTACATTGGTCTTGAGAAACTGATGCAGATGCGCCAAGAAGCCAAGATGGGCCTCGCCATGATGGAACGCATGGGACAGATGGGTAATAGCGAAGAAGCTGTTATGCCAGACGACATTCCTTTTGAATTAAGTGACCTTGACATTACTGATGAACCAGAGTATAATGTAGGTGGTTTTGTTCCTGCTAATCAACAACAGCAGCAGTTTGGCATAGCTGGTTACACGCCTGCAGCAGCACCTACGACTGCGGCAGCAACGGCCCCCGTACAAGCTGCGTCACAACAGTTTGTAGCCCCAGAGTTGCGACCTGTGCAAGCTGCTGTACCCACTATGGGTGCCACTACAGATTTACCTGAGTTTACAGAATTTACTGGCGGTTCTTTTGGCGCACCTGACGAATATCGCACATACCGTAATGATGCAGGTCAAGAAGTTCGTATTGCTTTTAAAAACGGTCAACCTCTGCAACCAATTCCAGAGGGATATAAATATGTTGATCCAGAGGCAGTTGAGACTGAAGAGGTGACTACGACGCCAACAACGGTTGAAACTGCTACTGTGCGTGAAGACACCAGTGATGATGATGAACGCCGTCGTAAAGAAGAAGAAGCGCGTTTTGGCCCCGGTGGAGGAAGAATAGGTATTCAAGGAAATGTTTATGGTGTGTCATTTGATATGCCAGAAGGCTTTATGCCGGGTATGGCAGGGGCTGGAGCAACAGCACTTAGTTTGCTTTCTGGAAAGCCACTACCAGAAAACGTATCCGTAAATATCAAAAGAGATGATTTAGAAGTAAAACTTTCTGGGGTTGAGTATAATAAACTAAAGCAAGTAATTAAAGACGAGGGTGCAAATTCAGATGCAGCAGGTCAGGCGTTTGAAGAGATTGTAACCAACGCGCTAAAAAGAGAAGAACTCACGTATGATGATGGCAGTAGCGTCATTGAACAAATTACAAAGTCAAAATCTGGTGAAGAAAATTATTCTCAAAGCACTAGAGACAATCTTGCAGAACTTCGTGCAGATCAAGCCAGACGAGCAGAGGAAGCCGCTCAAAGACGGGCAGAAGAAGCATATAGAGAATCTCAGCGAGACGATGATCCATCCCCTGCTGGTGAACCTACGCAATATTCTGTTGGTAGTGACCCGTATAGTGACCCTCAAGAAATTGCATCTCGTGAAGATAGGTTTGGAGAAGCGGGACTTTACATGGCAAGGGGCGGCCTAGCTGGTAAGAAAAAACCTAAAGCCAAGAAAATGAAGCGAGGTGGACTAGCTTCTAAAAAATAGTCCACACATATGTTGGCTACCTGATCCCCCACCCGACGTGGCTACGGTTGGCCCCAACTAGGAGAAGTAAAATGGCAGAAGCCGCAGAAGTAATGGCTGAAGAAATGCAGCCGGAAAAAAAAGTTGCATTTGCAACACGTAAGTACAGCAACGCAGAAAAGCGTAAAGAAGAAGAAGCTGAACTTGAACAAATGTTAAAAGAACAACGTGGTGAAACGGAAGAGGCCACGGAAGAAGTAGAAGAAGAAGAGCCTACAAACGCTGAAGAGAAAACATTTAAAAAGCGTTACTCTGATCTTCGTAGACATCAACAAAAACAAGCTGAAGAGTTTAAAACAGAACTTGCAGAACTAAAGCGACAGCTTGCTGATGCAACTAAAAAAGAAATGAAACTGCCTAAGTCTGATGAGGACATCGAAACTTGGGCAAAGGATTATCCAGATGTGGCGGCGATTGTAGAGACAATTGCCATAAAGAAGGCACAAGAACAGTCAGAGGCTCTTGAAGAACGAATGAGAGCCATAGATGAGTTACAATCTTCAGCCACTAAAGAAAAAGCAGAAGTAGAATTAATGCGACTGCATCCTGATTTTGATGAGATTAGGGATAGCGACAAATTTCACGAGTGGGCTGAAGAACAGCCTAAGTGGGTGCAGGATGCGCTTTATGAAAACGACAACGACGCACGTTCTGCTGCTAGGGCGATTGACCTCTACAAAGCTGACATGGGTATTAGCGATAAAAAACCCAAGTCAGACAAAGAAGCAGCCAAGTCTGTGTCTACAAAAAATACTCGTAGTAAACCGCAAGAAGACGAGTCATTGTCGTACTTGAAGGAATCGGATGTGCAACGTATGTCTGCTGTAGAATACGAAAGCAAATCTGACGAAATCATGGAAGCTATCCGTTCAGGAAAGTTTATCTATGATGTGTCGGGTAATGCCCGATAAAAAAAGTCTTGACAAATGGTTATACTTATGTATAACTATAGTCCTAGTAGGGTGGTATGCCCGTTCCCTGTTTACATACCACCCTACTTCCGCAAACGCTACAGTCTTATGGATTACCTGACGAGCGTGGCCCGTTGAACTTAGGTCGGCCAACCTATTGGATACGCACCCATAGCGAATCAGCCTCTGATTAGTCTGGTGAGTTTGCATCTGTAAAATGCTAAATAGGAGATAATATCATGGCATTTAAAACCGCTGCCGGGTATGGTAATCTCCCTAACGGTAATTTTTCACCCGTAATTTACAGCAAACAGGTGCAGGTCGCTTTCCGCAAGGCCGCTGTTTGTGAAGCAATTACCAATAACGACTACTTTGGTGAAATTGCGCAAATGGGTGATTCCGTTAGGATTATCAAAGAACCCGAAATCACTGTAAAGGAGTACGCACGTGGTGCGCAAATTACTCCGCAAGACCTTGATGACGAGGACTTTACCCTTGTTATTGATAAGGCAAACTATTATGCCTTTAAGGTCGATGATATTGAAGAGGCGCATTCGCACGTTAACTTCCAGTCACTGGCAAGTGACCGTGCTGCATATCGCCTTGCTGACCAGTTTGACCAAGAAGTTCTTGGCTACCTGTCAGGCTTCAAGCAATCTGCTATCAGTTCTGCTGCTGGCACCGCTAACGACGTAGTAAGTGGTTCCAAAGCTGTGGCTACTGCTGGCTCTGACGAACTTCTGACTAGCATGAAGTTGCGTAAGGATAGCTTTGGCAATATCACTACTTCGTCTGCTGGCGACCACTCAATTCCGGTTGCAGCACGTTTTCCGGGCGCGACAGCCGCTCCAACTGCTACTGCCTCACCTCTGCAGGTCATTTCACGCATGGCGCGTCTTCTTGACCAGCAGAATGTTGACTCGCAGGGCCGTTGGTTGGTTCTCGACCCCGTGTTCATTGAAATGCTGAAAGACGAAGACTCACGTCTTCTGAACTCAGACTTCGGTGGTTCTGGACTGCAGAACGGTCTGGTTGTAAACAACCTGCACGGTTTCAACGTCTATGTATCTAACAACCTGCCATCTGTTGGTACTGGTTCTGGAACTTCTGGTTCCGCCAACCAGAACTCCAACTTTGGTGTGATTGTTGGTGGTCATTCTTCTGCCATCGCAACTGCAGAGCAGATTAATAAGACCGAAACTTACCGCGACCCTGACAGCTTCGCTGATATCGTTCGTGGTATGCATCTCTATGGCCGTAAGATTCTTCGTCCTGAAGCAATCGTAACTGCCAAGTACAACGCAGCGTAAGGAGACTGAATCATGGCAACTTTTGACCTCACCTCCTCCGCAACCGCTGGAGTTAATTCTAACTCTATTGCTGCACTTCCGGCAAGCCGTGACGGCATGAACATGCGTATGATTGAGGGTATCCTTGATATTGATAAGCTGACCAGCTATTCTTGCACGAATGGCGACATCTTTCAAGTTCTGGAAATCCCAGCCAATACGATGGTTCTGTTTGCTGGCGCAGAAGTTCTGAAGGCTTTTGACGGGTCTTCTCCTACTGTTGACATTGACTTTGCCGAAGGCGATGACATTGTTGACGGTGGCGATGTTACTAGCACTGGTTTTCTCGCTTCGGGAAGTAACGGTGCCGCAATGACGACTTCTGGCACAATTACGTTCACTCAGCACGTAACTACAACTGACACGATTGATGTAAAACTGATTGCCTCTTCGGCTGACGTTACCACTGGTCGTCTTCGTGTAGTAGCTTGTGTTGTTGACACCAACGGTGCGCAGGAACTTGCAACAGAAGTAGACCGCGATACTCTCGCGTAACTAATATGGGGGGCGGCAGAAGTCGCCCTCCTAACTTTCTAAGGATTTATTATGGCGTATAATTATCTGGACATCACAAACGAAGTCTTGGCAAGGTTTAACGAAGTGGCGCTAACCTCTTCTAACTTTACAAGTTCACGTGGATTTCAGACACAGTGTAAGAATGCTGTCAATGACGCCATTAACTATATTTATCAGCGTGAGTTTGGTTGGGCGTTTAGTCACTCATTGCAAACCCAAACACTTGTTGCTGACCAAACAAGATACACAGTAGACTCTTCTTTGTATCACGTAGACTACGAAACATTTCGGATTGAAAAAAGTGACGCGCTTGCAACAGCAGGAGTGTCTTTGCGCATAATAGAATACAAAGAATACGTAGATAAGTATATCGACCAAGAAAGCACATCTGATGTGGGCGGCATACCTATCTATGTATTTAGAACGCCAGACAATAACTACGGCTTGTTCCCATATCCGGACAAGGCGTACACACTAAAGTTTGATGCATATACCAGACCAACGGCACTAAGTGCAACAACAGATGCACCTGATGTACCAGAACAGTTTCGACAAGTTATTGTAGATGGTGCTACTGCATACGGCTATCAGTATCGCGGTGAAGCACAGCAATACGGTATCAACTTTTCCAGATTTGAAGAGGGCATTAAACATATGCAAAGTATTCTTATCAACAGAGACTTTACATATGTAAGGTCAACATTCTTGCCTCATTCACAAAGGTACGGAGTATCTATTTTCCCGACAGGAACATAAGACATGGCTGATGAAGCACAACTTAGCCCGTTTGTTTTTGCATGTCAGGGGGGACTTGTCCTAGACCAGTCTACGTTTGCCATGCAACCGGGCATGGCTCTGGAACTGCAGAACTTTGAGCCAGACATTAGTGGCGGCTACAGACGCATTTCAGGATACGCTAAGTGGAATACTAATATCGTTCCACAAACAGCCGCATCTACAGAGCCTGTGCTTATGGTAGCACACTTTAACTCAAAGGTTATTGCGGCACGTGGAACTAAGATATACGAGGCTGGTACAACCGGCTCGTGGTCAGAGATAGATACAGGTAGAACAGGTGCTGGACGCTATACATTCTTTAGGTACAATCTCGCAGGAACAGATTTTATCATATGGGCAGATGGTGCTAACCACGCTACTAAGTATGACGGCACAACCCTTACAGACATCAATGCATCTGGCGCACCAGCTAATCCAAAGTTTGTAACAGGATTTAAAGACCACCTCTTTTTTGCTGGCGCATCCAGTACGCCACAGCAGCTTACGTTTACTGCACCGTTTACAGATAACGATTTTCAAACCAGTAACGGCGCAGGTACAATTAAAGTAGACAGCAATATTACCGGACTGTTTCCGTTTCGTGATGCACTGTTTATTTTCTGCGAAGAACGTATCTTTAAACTGACAGGCAGCGCACTCGCTGACTTTGCTATACAACCTGTTACCAGAGAGATTGGTTGTCTTAACGGATTTACCATCCAAGAATTTGCAGGTGACATTGTATTTCTTGGGCCTGACGGTCTTCGCACAGTAGCTGGTACTGAAAGAATTGGTGACGTTGAACTTGGTACGATTAGCCGTCCTGTGCAAAAAAGGTTCCAAGAACTTACAGATGTAGATGAGTTTACAAGTCTAGTTATACCCGACAAGACGCAGTATCGCATTTTCTTTAGTAATGCTGCCACAGCACGAGCATCTACAGAAGGCATCATTTGTGTACGGCGTGGCGAAGGCTACGAGTTTGGTGACACACTTGGCATCAGGGCAAGCGCAACAGACTCTACTGTAGTAGCTGGCACTAGCTTTATTTTACACGGCGACTTTGATGGGTTTGTGTACAGACAAGAGCAGGGCAACG